GATTTCTTCCGAAGTAATACCGAAGCCCCATGTATGGCTATAAGCATTGCTAGAGAGCTCACAGAGGCTTTGGGTATGGATAACCCAGAGAAGTACGTTAGTCACGTTCCAGTGCACATGGATGCCACCTGCAGTGGCCTGCAGCACCTATCTGCCCTTCTACGAGACCCCGAAGGTGCTATGCACGTTAACCTCATTGACAACGGCCTGCCACAGAAAAGTGACCTCTACACTCACGTAGCTAATTTAGCTTTGAAATTGGCAGAGCAAGATTTGACTGGTGAGCACGCTGAGCACGCTGAGTGGTGGTTACGTAATGGAATACCGAGAGACCTCAGTAAACGTCCTGTGATGACCTACTGCTATGGTGTTACGTTTCAGGGGGTTGTTCGCTACGTTGATTCGTACTTGTACAGCAGTGGGTTCATGCAAGCGCAGAGTGCACCAAGCTACGCGAACAGGAACTACTGCGCTAAGCTGCTATTGCGAGCAATTAGTATAGCAGTACCCAAGGCTACGGAGTTTATGCACTGGTTACAGGCTGCTGTCAGAAGCCGTTCCGCTGAGCATATCCAGTGGACGACAGCCGTAGGTTTCCCAGTAGTGCAGTACATTGAGGGTACATCACAGAAGCGTGTTAACGTACGCTCTTGTGGTATTCAGCAGGTCGTAATGTATGAACGCACAGGAGCCCCAAACAAGGTACGTATGCTTAACAGTATTGTACCAAACCTGACGCACAGTAACGATGCAACGCACTGGTACATGACTGCAGAGCGAGCGCGCTTGGGAGGTAGACAGGTAGTCGGAGTACACGATAGTTTTGGAACACACGCTTGTGATGTAGATGCCCTGCACTATGACATACGCAGAAGCTTTGTAGATTTGTACACTGACTATGATTTAATTGGTAATTTTATACAGGAGAATAGCATTGAAATAGAGCCACCTGAGCTAGGTAGTTTAGACCTAGAATTGTTCATGCAATCTGAGTTAGGCTTCTGTTAAAACTCACTGATGTATACTTAGAAAGGTCCAGAATAAGTCACTGATGCACACTTAGAAGGGACAGGAGTACTCTAGGTATCTAATAGTAAGTATACAGGAGTACTAAGGTAGTATATAGGGTAGTACAATAGGTATTACTAAGAGTATAATAGGAGTATATTAGGAGTACCTATGGGGAAGCTTAAGGATACTAAACCATACTTTACAGAGGAACAGTACGAGTACTTGGTTAAACTATTCCCGGAGGTAGAGGTACTCCCGGGTAAGTGCACTGAGACTACTATGTACAATGCTGGGGCCCGTAAGGTCGTGCAGGTTGTAGGCGGCTTAGTTCAAGGTTTACGGAGGCATCGGGTTGGAGAACACTAATGCGACACAGAGAGAAATATCAGGAGACTTCGAGCTGCAATACCGCACCTCTGGTGTGCACCAAAGGTCTTGGCTTGAGGCTGTCGTTGATGCAGCCTACGAAGAATGCGTTGAGCTCAGAACGTCAGACCGTACCAGCGCCCGAGAACGTATTCTCGACGACGCAGAGTCCGTAGACCGCACAGAGTTTCGTGTACTGCACCGTGGAACTGTTGTAGCAGTGTGCACAACAGTACTGGAGTGGGACGCTCACGTAGGGGCTTGCTACAGTATGCACTGGAGCTACGTACTCCCCGAATACCGATATGCAAGCCCACTACGTCGTGCGTACTTGCATTTGGCGAGGTACGCAAAGCAGCACGGTATTGCATACGCTTACACGAAGCGAACAGGTCCCGGTGAGTACGCACTGAAATACGGAGGTTTGAATTGTCTAAGTTATTAAACAAGAATCGGAAGGTTAAGCGTATGGTACAAGACCTAATGCAGCGGGCAGCGAGCGGGACTGCTGGTAAAGGTCCCGGCGGTGCAGGTACTCCCAGTGAGAATCCAGAGGCAACTCTACCACAGACCGCGCAGCAGGCACCCGATGCAGTGACACAAGGCGGGACCGACGTTGCTTCCGGACAAACTCCTGACGGAGAAGATGCACGTAAGCGCCGTAAGCAGCAGATGTCAAACATACTTGGTATTCAGGTTTAGGAGGTGTACCATCGCTAAGAAAATTAAAAAGGTTGTTAAGAAAGGTACTAGGGGCATAACTAAAAGTATATCCAAAGCACTGGGCAGCTTGACTGGTGCTAAAGAAATGTCTTCTAGCATGAAGGCACAGGAAGCCGCGCAGAAAGCTGCTGCAGCCACAGCACTGCAGGCACAGCGTGACGCTGCAGTAAACCTAAGTACAGAGAACGTAGCAGACATCCGCACTGGGGACGCAGCAGACGTAGTAGGGGCAGAAAGTGCCCTCCGGCGTAAGAAGCGACCGGGTGCTTTATCAGCTCAATTAGGAATTAATTTATAATGCCAGCAGCCAAGTTCGGTACATACCGTGATGGTAATGTCGTGAGCAAGGCTGAGAAGTTCGCTGCCTTTACAATCCCAAGTCTAATGGCCGACAGCACACGTATTGGGACTGCACAGGCTTTCACAGCGGACTTCCAATCGGTAGGGGCGTTGCTAGTTAATAACCTGACGGCTAAATTAGCATCTGCGTTATTCCCATCCGGTAGACCTTTTCACAAGATTAAAATTGACGCGAGGCTGCAGGAGGTGGCAGAGGCAGCTGGAGTAGATTCCAGTGTACTTGCACAAGGTGCTGCTGAGATGGAGCGCCTGAGTACAGAGCAGTTATTCAAGAATGCTGCACTTTCCAGACTTCACCGTGCGCTAAAGCTGGCCATTGTGACCGGAGAGTGCTTAATCTACCGAGACACGGACAAGCAGAAGTTCTTGGTTTGGAATCTGCACTCCTACGTGGTGCGACGTAATACGTATGCAGAGGTGCAGGAAGTCATCTTGAAGCAGCGTGTACGCTTCGATGCACTGCCAGTAGAGACTCAGCAAGAGTATCGTCGGATTAAGACCACAGTACGTGATGACGAGGTTGTAGACCTGTACACAGAGGTGCTGTACGACCGCGAGGATACAGAACTGGTGTACGTGCAGCAGAGTATTGAGGATAAGCCTGTTGGAGAGCTTTCAACGTACCCGGAGCACTTATGCCCATACATCGTGGTAGCTTGGAACGTACCAGATGGAGAACACTACGGTCGGGGCTACGTTGAAGAGTACGCCGGGGACTTCACTAAGCAGTCCTTGATGTCCGAACAGCTTAGCTTGTATGAGCTGGAGAGCTTACAGCTACTAAACCTCGTAGACGAAGCAGCAGGCGGTGTTATTGATGACTACCAAGAAGCTAACTTAGGAGACTACGTTAGTGGCAAGGCTGAGTCTGTGCGAGCGTACGAGCGCGGTGATTATAATAAAATTAACGTATTAGCGCAGCGGTTAGATGAAATCGCACGTCGCTTATCACAAGCGTTCATGTACACAGGAAACGTGCGTGACAGTGAGCGAACAACTGCTGAGGAAATCCGAACAGTTGCACAAGAGGCCGAGAACCTACTTGGCGGTACTTACAGTATCCTAGCGGAAACACTACAGGCTCCACTCGCGTACCTGTGCATGTATGAAGTAGCCCTAGACACGGCTGACACAGATATTATCTACGAGGTAGTGTCACAGCAGTATCGACCAGAGATTGTCACAGGCATCCCTGCGCTTACACAGGCAGCCGAAACACAGAACCTCGTACGTGCAACAGAAGAGCTTTCTGTAATAGTGCCAGCTCTGGCAGAACTAAGCCAACGCTTTGACACTGAGAAGATTGTAGAGCTAGTTATGCACAACAACTCAGTGAACCTAGCGTCCATTAGTAAAACCCCAGAGCAGATGCAAGCAGACGCTGAGGCGATGCAGGCTGAGCAAGAGGCTGCACTAGACGCAGAGCAAGCTAATCAATTAGATACGATGCAGGAGCAAGTATGACACAGGAAACAGCACCAACGGTACCTTTAGCAACAGCACCAGAAGTGTCTTTGGACGCTTCTCAACCCGGCCAAGTACACCCTACGGCACTGCAGCAGCAGGCTGCACCGGAAGAAGCACCCGAGAGTATTAACCCACTCTTAGACCGAAGTGAACCTCAAAATCTCACTGATGCACACTTAGAAGGGACCTCAGAAGACGAGCCTGTAGAAACACAGGAAACCCCTGAGGACAATATAGAACAAGAAGCACCTGCGACACTTGCTGACATGGTTGGCAGTGAGCTCATGCAGGACCCGGGTTGCTCCCTCGTAGCACGAGGCTTAGAGCGACTGTGCACAGATAAAGTGGACCACAACCGAGCCTTTGGTAATGCCATTGAGAACGATGATGCACGTTTTATCGACGAAGCGTATCTACGTGAAGTACTAGGTGACGACGCAGAAGAAGCCATTGCCTCCGCTAAGTACTTACTAGACTACGCAGGAACGTACGCAGAGAAGCTACAGCAGTCCTTGTACGAGAGTGTACCCGGGGGTGAGGCTGCCGTGCAGTTAGCAGCAAAGCACTTCAACAGTACCGCTACAGCAGAAGACAAACGCCTAGTGGCAACCCTGCTGGATAGTGGTAACGTGGAGTACATGCAGCACGCTATTCGTCTAATTACAGACCGCGCCAAGGGTGTTATGCCACAGCATACGGCACAGACGTTCGGTACACCTACAGCTCTGCAACCACTATCCCGAGCAGAGTTCGGTAAGGCTGTACTGGATAACCCGAGCATGACATCCACAGAGTACGAGAAGTTGCGAGCACGCCTTGCAGCTGGTTTACGATAATTTAGGAGTTTCAAAGAATGACAGATTTCGCAGATTACACACGCCCTCAATGGGGTGGTCCAGACGCTGACCTAGACATCCACATTGAAGAGCACTTGGGTATCGTAGATGCCAGCTTCGGTTATGCTTCAAAGTTCGCCTCTTTAGCTAACGTACGCACCCTGCGTGGTACTAACCAACTTCGCTTAGACCGTGTAGGTTCTGCAACTGTGCAGGGCCGCCGTGCTGGTGAAGAGCTGGAAGTCACTGCAGTCAAGAACGATAAGTTGAACCTGATTGTGGACACCGTGTTGTACGTCCGTAACGAGTTCGATAAGTTCGACCAGTGGACAGCTAACCCGGACTTGCGTAAAGAAGTAGGACGTGAACACGGCTTTGCTCTTGCACGACAGTTCGACCAAGCGTGCTTAGGCCAGTTACAGAAAGCAGCAGACTGGACTGCTCCAGCGCACTTAGAGGGTGCTTTCCACGACGGTATTAAGACCGAAGCCACTGTAACGGGCACCACCTCAGCGGATGCTGACATCTTGGTAGCTGCGCACCGAGAGGGCGTAGAGGAGCTTATCAACCGAGACTTGGGCGATATGCTATCTGCGCACGGTGTAACCTACGTGTCTCCACGAGTGTTCACTACCTTACTAAACCACGATAAGCTAATGGCTGTTGAGTTCGGTGCATCTGGTAGCAACAGCTTCGTGGGTGGCCGTATCGGCTACATGAACGGCATTAAGGTAGTAGAAACCCCTCGCTTCGCTAGCGCACCTATTACCGCCAGCCCACTGGGTACTGACCACAACCTGACTGCTGCAGAAGTGAAGCGTCAGATTGTTACGTTCATCCCACCTCTGGCTCTTATCGCTGCAAGCGTGCACCCAGTCAACGCAGACTACTGGGAAGACAAGCGAGCGTTCTCGCACGTACTGGATACTTTCCAGTCGTACAACATTGGCCAGCGTCGTCCTGACGCAGTGTCAGTTGTAGAAATCACTGGACTGTAATCTAACTAAGGAGTCACCTACGGGTGGCTCCTTTTTTTAGTGGTCTATACTGGACTATTAAACAAAGGAGCTATAATGCGTAAACTAGAAGCTTTAAATATGATTCTCCGCAGGCTTGGGGAGAACGCCGTAACCTCACTGGATGTACCCTACCCAACAGTAAGCATTGCACTCCCCGCCCTAGAAGAGGCACGTACACAACTGCTACTGGAAGAGTGGTACTTTAACAAGTTCCAGTGGCGTAACATACTACCCAACCAGCACGGGCAGGTAGCTGTACCAGATGATGTCTTGATGGCGTACCCGGATAACCCAGAGAAGTATACGTACACTGGGCGGTACATTGTGAACACCCGAGACGGGCTGCACGTGAACACACCAGTTCTCTGCAAGGTAATTACGGACCTGCAGTTTGAGGACTTGCCAAAGCAGGCACAGTTGTACGTAGTGCACCAAGCAGCCTACAGTACATACGTGCAGGACTTCGGGCTGGACGATACTGCACAGAGCATTCAACAGGATGTTATTGCATCGTACATGACGCTCGGTGCACAGCACACACGTCACCGCAAGTTTAATACACGTACACGCCAGACGTGGCAGCGTTATAAGCAGGGGTTAACTAACTAATGGGTTATTTTAAAGGTGGGTATCCTCCGCTAATTGGAGGTGTGTCCCAGCAGGTATACCACGCTCGTGCCAGTAATCAGGTGTCGGAGCAAGTGAACATGCTGAGCGACATTGTAACAGGTCCCCGACGGAGGGGTGGGTTCCGGCTCGTACGAGAGCTACCAGTGCAGCCCAACGATGCTGCAACAGAAGTAGTAACATTGGGGGCACGGGAAGTACTGTTATGCGTAGAGTGCAGTACAGGACGTTTACGGGTATTCAGCCTAGACGACTCTAGCGAAGTTCTTCTGGACGCAACCCATGCGTACTTAGTCGCAGAGAAGACTACTAGCATTCGGTTCGTGCAGCACGGTAATGACGTGTACGCCTTGAACACAGAGCGTACTGTGCAGCTAGGGGAAGCTGAACAGGAGCTAGCAGCTAATCCGAATACACTTGGCTATTTCTACGTCAACGCAGGTGCACTCAGTACTACATTTAACGTGGCAATAGACCGAGATGGACTTACGTACTCAGTGTCGCATAAGACACCAGATGAAAATGCGGAGTTAGCTACACCGGAGCACATTGCAACACAGCTACGTACATTGCTGGAGAATCACGATACTGTAGGTACTACCAATGGGTATGTGTACACGCAATTAGGGCCATACGTATTCGTACAGGCTAACACCTTAGTACGTGTCTCAAGCACGCTAGGTACGCATATGGTACAAGTGTCCAACAGCAGTAACGTAAAGGACGTGTCTGCACTACCTGCTAAGTTACCGAGGGTCGCTGGTGGGTACATCGTGCGTATAGGCTACGATAAAGTGGCTTCGTACTACGTGTGGGACTACGCGGACGCAGCTTGGAAAGAGCGAGCTGCGTGGGGTGAGCGTAAGGCGCTAGAGAATCTTCCGGTGTATATTAATGCAGAGAGTATGCAGTTAAACCAGCTACAAACACCGGGGAGACTTGCTGGCAATACAGAGAACAGTCCGGACCCCGCTTTCGTTGGAGAGAAGCTAACGGGGCTAGGTTCGTTTCAGGGACGGCTTCTGCTCATGCAGGGGGAGAACTTAACATTCTCTGCATCCAACGACCCTAGCAGGCTTTACAGAGCGTCTATGTCTAAGTTGGACGACGACGACCCCATCGAGATGTCTAGTACGACTACGCTAGGCGTAAAGTACGAGTACGCGCTTCCGCATAACGGAGACTTATTAATTACCTCAGAGACTGTTCAGGGATTAATTCCGGGACGGACTGTACTCACACCAAAGACAGCAGTTGTAAGTATCGCAGCACAGTACAAGATGCAACCCGGAGTGCAACCACGAAGTACTGGTAAGTCTGTACTGTATCCAGCTGCATCTAGTCTAGGCACTTCTGCACTGTGGGAAATGACACCATCAGAATACACCGAGCAGCAGGTAACGGCGCATAATATCACAGAGCACCTGCCATCGTATATTCGTGGAAAGGTACGTGGTATGAGCACTAGCAACACCTCAGGGATTGCTGTTATATTAGACGACAGTCAGAGCATTAAGGTGCACCAGTACTTGTGGGACGGTACCTCGAAGAAGCACTCAGCTTTCCATGAATGGAATACGCGAGAGCATATTCTGAGTGTACATATGCAGACGAACCTATTGTACATCATAGCAGCAGCAGGACAAACCCTGCGAGTACTTGAGTGGGACATTGTGAGTGGCCTTGGGGATGAATGGAAGAGCGTTCCTAAGCTAGATAGCTACGTGCGCCTGCAGGCTACTACAGGGACTGTAATTGTACCTAAGTGGATGTTCCCCCTAGAGGACCTAGAAAGCGGTGCAGTGCTGGCGTACGGGCTATCCGCGCATGGTACACCATACCCATACCGTATTGGGCTGTGGGCTGCTGCTGGGGACAACTACGTAGGGCGTTCGGAGTACATTGTAGCGGGGCCCATTACACTTGGGTACACTTACGAGTCCAAGTTAACACCCACGACACCTGTTGTACGTGACTTCCAAGGTGCTGCAGTACTTACGGAACGGGCGGTACTCCGGAGTGTTACAGCAATTTGTCACAACACAGGCAGTTTGAAAGTGAATGTCAGTGACCGGGCTAGGAAGTTCCCGGAGGCAGAGTACACTCCACTACGGATGTACAGTAACGATTTAGATGCTGGCTTGCCGTTGGCCACTACAGGGCCCGTGCAGGTACCTATGCGTACAGACTTACAGAGTACGGTATTCACATTCAGCACCACTGATATTTACGACATGAATATAACAGCCATCGAGTTCGATTACAGGCATAACCGAAAGGGGCAACGAACATACATAGGAGGCTCTGAATGATACCAGCACTAGCGATAATGGTAGGCGGGAATGTTCTCCAAGGAATGATGGGGGACAGGGCCAAGGCTAAACAAGCCAAGGCACAGAACAAACTGAACTTACAACAGAATCGAGAGAACTTTAACGAGGCACAGCGAACAGTACTCAGCTTAGAGGTACAGCGAGCTGCACTGCGTCAACAGACAGCCAAGACACTTGATGTAGCTAACCGAGTAGCACGTTCCTCTAAGGGCTCGCTATCGGCTGCAGCAGCTGCCTCTGGAGTTAAGGGTGCCAACGTAGATGCAATTGCATACGACATTGCAGCTGACTACCAAGAACGTAAGTACGAGAACGAGCAGCAGCACCTGTATGCAGAGTATGATATAAGCAACCAACAGACATCTGTGCTAGCACAGCATCGGTTGGGGATGACACCTATGCAGGGGTCTGGTGCAGTGGGCTTAGGTGGGCACTTGGCCGCAGGCGTACTTAATGCCGCCTCAACATATGCCGGACAGTACTTTAAGTTCGGTTCAACTACAGACAACTTGTCCACAGGAGGTTAGTATGTTCGACTTTGAAAGACAGGCAACGGGTAACCTCGGGGCACCCGGCTCCGTTTACCAAGGTGGGCGCAAGCAACAGCAACAAGCAGAGCTCGTAAACGATGTCTTCGGGAGCACGGTAGCGGGTTTAGCAAAGCTCGCTACTGGCTTAGGTGAGCAGAAGTTCATCTCCGAGGCAGAGAACGAGTACATGCGCGGAGCTAGGGCGCGACACTTAGGTGAAGCCTTTGAGGACATTGAGAGTAACGTATTTGCTCGACCGTTCTTACGTGGGGGATTCCAAGACCACGACTACCGGATACGTCAGGCAGAGATGGCGCAAGAGACTCAGGGGTTCATCTCTAAAGAGGGACGTAAAATGTCCCCAGAACAGTTCCAGCAGGAGTTCTTAGCTAAACGAGCAGACGAGTTATTCGCCCAAGTAGGTTCTGGCATGTCTGCAACGGGACGTGCTAATATGCTGGACTCACAGATGAAGCTAGAGGAGACTCTTGTACGCGAGCAGGCTAAAGAGCATCAGGAGTACGTTCTGCAGGAAGCGGGTAAGCGTGTATCGTCCGAAGTGAACTCAGTTCTAGCAAGTATGCAGACTGCACTCGCTCGTGGATACGATATGCAACCGTATGCGGAACAACTGTCGGGTATCATCGACAGCCTGCACAGTACGTTTCCGCACGAGATGGCGAACGTGCTTACTGTAGACATGATGAAAGCCATCTATGGGGATGGGCATTATGAAGTGGGGAACATGCTCAACGATGCTATCAACCGCACAGGGGCATTGGAAGAGCTGCCGATAGGTAAGCAAGTAGAGATAGGTAAAGCGAAATCTGCAGCACGTTCCGCTACGCAATTTCGTAGAAGCTCAGATGTGATTGTTAAGTACAATGAGTATCTGCAGCGGAACAAAGACGGTATCCCACTAGACCCTACCGAAGTATACCAATTCGTGCAGGACAACCAAGGTACGTTCCTCACAGAGGCGCACGTAGTCAAGCTAATGCAACTTGTAGC